TTTTAGTCAACAAAGCCACAAGATGGCCTCCATTGTTATTGCTGAAGGCATGAAGAATGTTACTGAAGTATGGGGCAGTGAAGTGCCCTTGTACTTTCCTGAACTATATGCGGGAACTACTGACTGTGTGGGAGTACATGCCGGTGACCAAAGTATTCTTGACTTTAAACAAACCAACAAGCCCAAGAAACTAGAATACATCAGCGACTACTTCCTACAGTTAACAGCCTATGCGCTGGCACACAATGAAGTACACGGCACTAACATACGCAAAGGTGTTATCCTGATGTGTAGCAAGGACTTTGAATATCAAGAGTTTACGCTAGAACCCAAAGACTTTGACTACTGGACTGAAGAATGGTGTAAGCGTGTGGAACAATACTACAGGGAAAACAGCTAAATATCGTATAAAGAGGATATATTATGGCTGTTGTCCAAATAAGTAAAATTCAATTAAGACGCGGGAAGAAATTAGATTCAGGTCTTCCACAGTTGGCCAGTGGTGAAATGGCTTGGGCCATTGATACACAGGAATTGTACGTGGGTAACGGCGCTGTCAGCGAAGGCGCACCTCTAGTGGGAAACACTAAAATTCTTACAGAACACGATAGCATTCTCGATCTGTTAGATCAATACAAATATAAGCCCGCCGACACATCAATACTAACAGGGCTCAATGGCAATGTTACTGAACGCACTGTACAACAACGACTAGACGAAGGTAGAGTTAATGCTGCCAGTTTTGGCATCAGCGGGCTGAATAGCGCAGTGGATCAAACAGCACTAATACAAAATGCTATCAACAGTGTATACATCACAGTCACTGCTTCAAATCGAGTGGCAATTGAATTTGATCCAGGTACCTATAGAATTACAGGAACATTGTATATTCCCAGCTATGTGAGACTTATCGGATCGGGCAAAAATCACACTGTGTTTAACTTTGTAAAAGGTGGCATTAACACTGGTACCAGTCTAGCACTAACACCTGGAGTGGCCATTGCCGTGGCATCAGGAGCCACTGCCAGTTACCCAACAGTGGCCACTGCCGCAGTAACCGGCAGTGGCAGCGGAGCAATTCTTGCCATAACTAGAACTAGCGCGGGTAGTTCAACATATCAAACTTCGAATACACAGATAACAGTTCTAAACAGCGGTAGTGGATACGCTATTGGCGATGTCATCAAAGTGTTGGGCACTGCACTTGGCGGCGCAACACCGGCAAACGATTTAACAATCACTTTAGGCAGTAACGAAGCAGGTGCTTATGATTACCCAGTGTTTAATACCACTACAGTGTTTGAGTTTGTAAACAACACCAGTACTGTGCTTAGTAGAAATACCAGCCCAACTACCTACAACAATCAAGTTAGAGATGTTCTTTTAAAAGACTTTAGCGTGACCACCAATGTGGACGGTATTAGATCTTTTTATATTGTTAATGTGAGAGACAGTGAATTCGTAAACTTACGAACATCTGGCACATGGGTACACGCAGACGGCGCAGTCGCTAACAGTATTGCCATGGAACTACAAGCAACTAGTTCAGTGGTAACAACGCAACGAAATAAGTTTATAGGCATAGAAGCAGACGGGTTTACCTATGGTGCCTATTCTAACACCAACATCATACACAACCATTTCGATGACTGTGTATTCAAAACATTACAGAAAGGTGTAAGTTTTGGGGAAGGCACTGGCAGCGGAGATCCTGGACCACGCAAGAACACTGTGAGTAACAGTTTGTTTGACACAATCAGTCAATATGGATTGTTAGTTGACAAGGGGTACGGCAATCGTTCACAGGCAAATACCTATATTGATGTGGGTAACAACGGCGGCGGCAACGCAAATAATCTATACGGACAAATCAAATTTACCACAGCAGGCAACAGCAGTTTACAAGACAGCTTTGATAGAGCAATCGAGTTAGCCACAGGCAATTGGGCTGAAGCATATATTCCTGAAATAGAAGGTCATGCTCAACTACAACAAAATATGCCAACAACCATTAGCTTGCTATACGCAACCACTAACGCACAAGCCTTTAGATTGCCACTTAACACCAGTAGTGGATTTGAAGTTGATTATGTATTTCAAAGCACAAACTTTACACAGATGCGCAAGGGAAAACTACACATTGCAGTTGATAAAAATAACAGCACTGTACAGTTAGTTGACGAATACGAATATGTAGGAACACCTTCAGAAGATAGTCGCATCACATTAAGTGCTCAAGTTGTTACTACCAGCAGTGTGAAAACTGTAGTAGTATATTACACCAATGACAATATTGGTGATGTTAACACATTCACATACTCATACTCAGCTATTAGCTAATGTTCAAAGATGTAGATAGAAAATCTAAACATAGATTAACTGATTGGTACGACTTTAGGCAACGTTTGGAAACATCTTCTATGCCCATGGAAGATGTACACAATTACTTTCAACAAGTTCCAAAAGTAAAAATATACACAGATCCATACGACCAATCAACTTGGCCCACCGCATGGGAATTAATAGACGAAAATGAATATTGCCCATTCAATATAGTTTTGGCAATATGTTATACACTTCAATTAACTAGTCATTTTAAAAATAGTACTCCGTTGATAAAAATATCACTAGACAAAAACATTAAAACAGTGTATTATTTACTTTGCTTAGATGATAAGATCTATGGGTACGACACAGAGGGCTGGATATCGGCTCACGCACTACCGGAAACCCTAACAGATTTAAAGATTTATGTGATGCCGCCACTTCACTAAATAAGTTTTCTATTAAAAGCATTTTGGCTGGAATTGTCTAGCAACAGAGGACACTGAGAATAACAATGACGAACATAACTGTAATAAAAAGAAGCGGCAAAAAAGAATACCTAATGATTGAAAAATGGCAAACTCAGATTGCCAAAGTTTGTAAAGGTATAGCAGATGTTAGTCAAAGCATGATTGAGATCAAAAGTCAGCCGCACTTTTATGATGGTATCACCACACAAGAAATTGACGAAATCACACTAAGAGCCATAGTGGATCTTATTGATGTGGAAAATAATCCTGACGTTGGACATACAAACTATCAATACGTAGCAGGCAAGCAACGACTCAGTATGCTTCGCAAAGATGTTTACGGCAGCTACGAAGTACCACACCTTTACGAAGTTGTAAAGAAAAATGTTGAGATTGGTTTATATACTCCAGAATTACTTGTATGGTATACTGAAGAAGATTGGAGTCGAATGGATGACATGCTTCAGCATGACAAAGATGAAGAGTACGGGTACGCCGCAATTGAACAATTAATAGAGAAGTACTTGGTTAAGAACCGCAGTACAAAACAAACATATGAAACTCCACAAATTAGATATATGGTGGCGGCCGCTACTGTGTTCCATACAGAAGAACCTAACAGTGCTCGTATGCGCTATATCAAAGAATATTACAACGCCGCAAGCGATGGACTTTTTACTCTTGCTACTCCTGTATTGGCTGGCCTTGGTACTCCTACTAAACAGTTTAGCTCTTGCGTACTCATTCGTTCGGATGATGATCTAGACAGTATCTTTGCTTCGGGCGAGATGATGGCCAAGTATGCCAGCAAACGTGCCGGCATTGGTTTGGAGATCGGGCGGCTACGTCCGTTAGGTAGTCCCATCCGAGGCGGTGAGATTATGCACACAGGTATGATACCATTCCTGAAAAAATGGTTCGGTGATTTGCGCTCATGCTCACAGGGAGGTATTCGTAATGCAAGTGCTACTGTATTTTATCCTATTTGGCATCATCAGTTTGATGATCTTATTGTACTTAAGAACAACCAAGGAACAGAAGAAACCCGAGTCCGTCATATGGATTATGGGGTTGTGCTTAGTGCTTTCTTCTGGAGACGATTTAAAAACAAAGAACAAATAACATTCTTTGATCCTAACGAAGTGCCAGACTTGTACGAAGCGTTCTATCAAAATACTGAACGATTCGAAGAGCTGTATGTTAAGTACGAAAAGCAATCAGGACTTCGTAAGAAAACAATGAGTGCTGAAGAAGTATTCAAGAGTGGCATCTTAAAAGAACGTACAGATACAGGACGTATCTATCTAGTGTTCATTGACAACGTCATGAACCAAGGACCTTTTGATCCAGAGTATCATACAATTTACCAGAGTAACCTTTGCTGTGAAATCCTATTACCTACTAAGTCTTTTAAACGTCTCGATGATGCTGATGGTCGCATTGCTTTATGCACGTTGGGTAGTATTAACTGGGGAGCTTTCCGTAATCCAGAAGATATGCGTAGGGCTTGCCGTATACTTCACCGCAGTCTTAACAATATCCTTGATTACCAGGACTTCCTGAGTATTCAAAGTAAGTTGAGCAATGATGAAATTCGCCCCCTGGGTATTGGTATTACTAATCTAGCCTACTGGCATGCCAAACGTAGTTTGAAGTATGGAGAGAAAGATTCGTTAGCTGAAGTTAAATCGTGGATGGAACATCAAGCGTTCTATCTAACTGAAGCGTCAGTTGAACTGGCCAAGGAACGTGGTCGTTGTGAAGGCAGCGACCACACAAGATATGGTAAAGGAACCTTCCCATGGGAGACTCGTGCTAAAGGTGCTAATGAACTAACAGACTTTGCTCCGGAACTAGATTGGGAAACACTACGTGGTCAAATGAAAGAACATGGTGTTCGTAATGCTACTCAAATGGCAGTTGCTCCAGTTGAAAGCTCAAGTGTTGTCATTAACAGCACCAATGGCATAGAAATGCCCATGAGCTTGATTAGCGTTAAAGAAAGTAAGGCAGGATCATTTGTACAGGTTGTACCTGAGTACCATAAGTTAAAGAACAAATATCAACTCATGTGGGAACAAAAAGATTGTGAAGGCTATTTAAAGACTAGTGCGGTGATCGCAGCCTATGTGGACCAATCAATCAGCACTAACACATTCTACAACCCAGCGCACTTCGCGGATCGCAAAGTGCCAACTACGTTGATTGCTAAGAATTTAATGCAGTCACACATGTGGGGCTTAAAAACTTTCTACTATAGTTTGATTAACAAAGCAGGCAGTAAGATGGCTGCTGAAATTGCGCCAACAATGTTAGAGCCTATTAACTTTGATGACGAAGAAGACTGTGAATCTTGCAAGCTCTAAGGAATCGATATGTTAAAAGATAGAAGAGTATTATTAGAACGCGATCTCAAAGAAGCGCACGACCGTGCCTCAAATATGTATTTGAACATTGTTACCAATGACGGTGATGTTCATAGCATAGAGTATCAACAGGCACGAGATCAAATTTCTAAGTTGGAGTTTGATCTCAATATGGTTAATCAATTAATTCACAGAGGACATGAATAAGTGTTAGAAACTATATGTGACATAATGGTAGACGCTTACAAGCGTAATTGGATTACCAGTCGTGATGGTAACGTAAGCATACGACATCATGACCGTGACCACTTTTACATCACACCCAGTGGTGTGCGTAAGCAGACTCTACAACCAGACCAGTTTAAAAAGATTGGCATTGAGACAGGATACTATGACCAACCTCCTCGTCCTTATCATGCGAGCAAAGAACTACCCTATACTGAAATCAGTGCCAACTTAAAGCCCAGTGGAGAACTACCCTTACACTTTGGCCTACAAAAAGAAATGGGACAGCACACCGGTGAAGTTCGTGTAGTAGTACACGTTCACCCCACTTACTGTATTGCGGCCATGCATGCCGGAATTGATTTGAGCACAGTCAGTTCAGCGTTTCCAGAACTCAATCGTTATACTAAAGTAGCACCAAATGTAGGTGATGTAAAACCCATCAGCCAAGAGCTTGCGGATCAATGCCATTATCGGTTAGAATTGGATGACCGTGGAAATATTGCCTACGACATAGTTGGTATTAAAGGACACGGAGTTGTTGCTATCGATACAACACCGTGGCGAGCATACGAGCATATAGAAAGATTAGAACACATTTGCAAGATAGTACTTGCATCAGGAAAATATTAAATGAGTAAAGCACAATATAACTTATCAACAAAAACAGACTACCTTAATCGTAAAATGTTTCTAGATCCAGCAGGTCCTGTTACTATCCAACGATTCGAAGAAGTAAAATATAAAAAGATTGCGGACTTTGATAGTACTGCCCGTGGATTCTTTTGGCAACCCGAAGAGATTAGTCTTAGCAAAGACGCAAACGATTTTAAGGATGCAAGTGATGCCGTTAAACATATTTTTACTAGCAACCTACTACGTCAAACAGCACTTGATAGTTTGCAAGGTAGAGGGCCAACACAGGTGTTTACTCCTGTGTGTTCACTGCCCGAACTTGAAGCGTTGATGTACAACTGGGGCTTTTTTGAAACTAACATTCACAGCAAAAGCTACAGTCATATCATTCGCAACATCTACAATGTACCCAAGGATGTGTTTAACACAATTCATGACACTAAAGAAATTGTAGACATGGCAAGTAGTGTGGGCAAGTACTATGATGAATTACACAAGATTAACTGTCAAAAAGAATTGGGCCAAGCAGTCATTGAACAAGAACATGTTAGAGCAGTTTACATGGCCCTACACGCCAGCTACGCATTAGAAGCATTTCGCTTCATGGTTTCATTTGCCACCAGCTTGGCCATGGTTGAGAACAAGATCTTTATTGGTAACGGAAATATTATCAGTTTGATTCTACAAGACGAACTGTTACACAAAGGCTGGACAGCGTACATCATCAATCAAGTGGTCAAAGAAGACTCTCGTTTCACCACCGCCGCAAAAGAATGTGAACGCGAAGTGTATGCGTTATATCTAGATGTGATACGTGAAGAAAAACAGTGGGCGGACTATTTGTTTAACAAAGGTCCAGTTATTGGTCTTAACGCTAACATTCTTAAAGACTTTGTAGACTACACAGCAGTTGGCGCACTTAAAGATATTGGTATCAAATATCAAAGTCCTGCTCCTAAGAGCACACCGATTCCTTGGTTCAACAAACATAGTGATACTAGCAAGAAGCAAACAGCCTTACAAGAAAACGAAAGCACTAACTATGTTATTGGAGTCATGGGAGAAGGCATCGACTATGATGCGCTACCAGCATTATAAAAATAAAAGGAAATTAAAATGGCAAAATTACACGAAGAAGTAGTTGTACTTAAATTAAGTAAACTGGTTAAAGAAAAAGACGGAGCAGATTTGATGCTGGCTGACGACGAGTTTTGTTCAGCTATCGAACAAGTGGCTCAAGAGCTTGCAGGCGCAGGTATCATTGTGGAAGTGGAGCGAGCATAATGAAAGCAACTGTATGGAGTAAGTATCATTGCCCTTACTGCGATCAAGCTAAGGCACTGTTAAAACAACGAGGATACATCATTGAAGAGAAGAAAATTGGAGATGGGTTTACTCGAGAAGAATTATTAGAAGCAGTGCCCTCAGCACGAACAGTTCCGCAGATTTTTATTGACGAACAATTAATCGGCGGATTTACAGAACTCAAACAACATTTAGAAAAGGTATAATATGTTAATTTCAAAAGGCGTAACAGAAGGCGAAGTAGTCACACTTAAACTGACCAGTGGAGAAGAAATCGTGGCCAAGTTAGTGGAAGACGGCCCAATGTATTACAAGTTAAAGAACCCTCAAGTTATTGGCATGGGCCCAAAAGGCCCTGGTTTGATGCCCTACCTGTTTACAGTTAGTCCTGATAGAGAAATCAAATTGGCCAAATCCACTGTTACAGTAGCTGAAGGAACTGATGAACAGTTTGCCAAGCAGTTTATTGAAAGCACCACTGGTATTGCCCTAGCATAAATATTATATGCCCTTTATTTCTAAAACACTTGCTATCAACACTGGTACTGCTAATACGTTTACGCTAGTGGATGCGGCCTTGGCCGCAGATACACAATGTAATATCTATATTACAAATAGAAGTAACTCAAGCGGAAATTTTCGATTAGGCATTTCAAATAGTAGCCCTAGCGAATCGGAATCTATACTATACGACTTTCCTTTGGCATCCAAAGGAACATTTATTCTCAATGATGTTTTAGTGAAAACTGGTGAAGGAATTTACCTTTATAGCCCTAGTAATTTTAGTATCCGTGTAGAAGGAAAGGAGATACCATAATGGCTGCTTACTTATTTGAGCCTGCACCTGCAGCACCGCCCACATACGACTATGGCAGTGTTTACGGTAACATATCAACATATCTAAATCAAGTTAGAGAAGAGTTGGCTGACATCGACATCGACACTACTGCCACGGCGGCAACGTTATTGTTGATAGCAACTAGCCTTGGCACAATGGCCACTAACTCAACAACAATGGCCACTAACACTACCACCATTGCTAGTAAACTAACAGCCATTGAAACTTATCAAAAGAAAATGAAAGAGCTAGGCGAAGGTCCCGGCATACATTTTATTGGACCGTACGAAGTATTTGGATTAGTTTCAATATATCGAATGATGATAGAACAGGCCAAGATTCTAGAATCTACAGGAGCCACAGCAACTCCTGAACAAGTCGCTCAAGCGTTGATAGAAGTAAGACGTCTTTCAGAGTTGATCAAAAATAATATTTCCAAGGAGTTTTAACATGCCTGGGATAGCAAGAAACGCAGGCACGGACGCAGCCGGTGGAGCCATTATTCAAGGCTCGGGTAATGTGTTTGCCAATGGTAGTCCTGTAGCACGAGTCGGCGATGCAGTAGCAGGCCACGGCCGCGGCCCACATAGAAGTCCTGTAATGGCTGCTGGCAGCGGCAATGTATTTGCCAACGGCATAGCAGTTTGTCGAGCCGGCGATCCTGCCACATGTGGCCATCCAGCTAGCGGTTCAGGCAACGTGTTTGCCAATTAATTTGACCTACAAACAAAATTCTGTTATAGTTAGAGTATGAAAAATAAGATCATACTCACTGATGCAGATGGCGTACTTCTCGATTGGGAATATGCTTTCAATGTATGGATGGAGCAACACGGCTTCACACTCCAAGAACCTCTCAAATACAATATTGGCAAACGCTATGGTATTGACATGGAGCAGGGCAAAAAACTAATCAAAGTCTTTAACGAATCAGCAGCCATTGGCTTCTTGCCTGCTCTAAGAGATGCCATGTACTATGTTAAACGACTACATGAAGAACATGGATATGTGTTCCATTGTATCACTAGCCTAAGCAAAGATGAAAACGCACAAGAACTTCGCAAAATGAATTTGCGAAAGTTGTTTGGCAACACAGCCTTTGATCGTTTTGTGTTTTTAGACACCGGTGCTGACAAAGATGAGGCACTGGCAGAGTACAAAGGCTCAGGCTACATTTGGGTAGAAGATAAAGTTGATAACGCACTTGTAGGCGCCAACTTGGGACTACGCAGTTATCTAATGGAACACGGCCACAACATGGAGCATAAAAATACAAAATATCGTATTGTGAAAAACTGGAAAGAAATTCACGAATTGGTCACTCGATGAACAGTTTAGAAAAAATTTGGGCAAGAGCTACGGGTCACTTAATGGGTCAAACGGACGAAGATCGTCCAGATATTCCAATTTTGACCCTACGTGAAGCCCGCATAGCATTATGCCTAAAAACATTTTGGGTTATAATACA